TGCATCGGGTCGTTGTGCATCGCCATCTTGGATGTTACTCTCTCTCTGGCATTGGCCTGCCTACGCCATTACCACGAACTGTCTTGCCGTTAGGTCCGAGGCTCGCTGCGGGACGCAGCGACCCGCCGGGATATGCCTCACCGCGTCCAATCTCCGACTGAATCCCCAACGCCAACCACGCCCGCTTCCGCTCCTGCCAATACCCCTGCCGGGCATCCAGTACCGAGAACGGTGGTACCACAAACCTGTCCGCCAATCTCCTTGGCGCGCCTGTGGCCACTTTATGCTCATTCCCAAAAAAGTCTATCTGTGTGGCGGTGGCTGGTTGTGTGTCCACTATAGCACCATATCCCCCCATATACCTTCTCTACGTATAGAAGATATACGACTATACATAATAGACAACGTATCTAGCGCCAATCTTACGATTTTCATGTAGCATCTACCGATAAAATACAAGTAGATGTAGTAGTAGTTTCTCCGCAACAGAACAGACCCTTTCTATCTCGGTGAAACTACTACTACAACTTCTTCTAGTATGGTGCAAACGGATCATCGCTGTCCGCCTCTGCACTAACAGCCTCGGTATGATTACCATTGTCCTCATAGTCTGGGTGAGCCCATATCCAGTGGCTTGACTTGCGGATGCTCAGTATGCCAAGCTGGCGCTTTGCTGCATTGAGGGTGGGTTTGCTGAATCCCGCCTTGTGGCCCTTCACCACAATCACGTTCGATGGATAGGTTTGCTGCTGCTTGAACATATCTTGCAGCCAGATTGTAGCACTACCCAGTCCGCGCCCATTGTCTTGCACTACGATTGGCGAGCTGCGTTGCATCTTGATGTCGGCTATCACTACCTCGGGGGAGTAGCCCGACTCCTCGCATAGGGTAATGAACTTGTCGTACTCCTCACGATCATCGCCCTCCAGAATCTCCGCGCCTATGTCACACAGCATGGCGCGCTCCTGCCGCTTGCGTCTTACAGCCAGGTGCCTGACATAGATGCGCAGGTGTGCGGGTGGGGTCTTACGGTCCTCCTTGTCCTGCTCAATCCAGGCAATGATTGCTTGCTCTACTAGCCCCTCTGGGCGTATGCCATGGTACACAGCTGCCGAGCGCAACTCATTCCAGGTAGCCTCGTCTATCTGTGCACCTGTCCACTTCCTTCGCTCATCCGCCATACCTTACCTCCTTCTGCCCCTTAGTGGACAAAAAACACCCTCTTGTCCTTGACTATGGACGGCTCACGGCAGCCAAAAGCTCTTTAGCTTGCCCTATAAATTCATTGACTTGCTTGCGCTGTCTATCGTTACCTGGAATCTGGTACCCATAATAATAAATACCTGATAGGGTTACACTCAACGATACCGCCAATCTTTTATATCCACGTTTACCTATTGGGGGACGATTGCCCTTTTGGGTAAGGTGTACTGTGGCACACAACCTGTCTAAGTGTTTGTTGAAGTGCTCTTCTGCTTGCTTACTAAATTCTACTGACGACGTTATATCGTCCTGCCATTTGTCTGATCTGGTATGTGATTGTCTGTCTGATATAATCTGATGCACTGCCGCAAGTACAATGCCTACATCGGATTTCTTGTATACGTAAAACAACCTGATACCTACAGCTTCGCAAATCTCTGCTTTTTCTTTGTCACGATTTTGCTGCTGGATGAAATCATACTTGGACCTGTGAAAGTGGGGAGTGAATGCTATGTGCTGTCTGCCTTGCACTTCTATAGCAACGGACAACTTGTCAATGAAGATGTCTAGTTCTAACCGCCCGCCATTTGACGATATTAGCCAGTCAGGACGAATGTTCTCTGCAACACCATATCTTGCAAATAGGCCTTCGGTTCTGCGCTTAGTATACTGCTGCAATTTAGAAGTAGGCATAAATACCACCAAAAAAACCATCCCTGTTGGGTATCCTCGGTCCTCGTAGCAGTCCCCCGACGCATAGGGAAGGACACAAGGACACCCAACAAAGATGGTTTCCCATTGCGTCGCTCTATAGGCCCTGCTACAAGCCGTTTGCTTCATCTATTATAGCACCCTTCTATCACCTTGTCCAGTTTGTAAAACCAGGGGTGCGCAAGTCGGAGGAGCGTTGTACTTCATACTACAGGACTTGAACCTGTAACCTAACGATTTGCAGTCGTCTGCTCTGCCATTTGAGCTAAGTGTGTAAGCTCCACTCGGTAGGGGCGCACCCCATGCACCTATTATATGTACTTTGCCCGCTTTTGCAAGTCCTCGCCTCCCCTCTCCTTGCATACTTGACCACCCTACTCAACTATCCATGCATACAAGCCCTTGCGCTCCATACTGAGCGGACATACAATATCTAGTATACCTGACTTGACAACCTGGCCGAGATGTGCTATAATACTACCAAGAAGCGAGGCGCCAGCATACCAAACCGCCACCTCCTCTACCCTGGCGGAGCGCTTTTGAGACTGTCGGAGTGGTACAACGCAGTGAAAGGAGCAGAATTATGTTCAACGAGGAGTTTTGGACAGCCTTGCTAGCCATCGTCGTCGACCTGGCGGTTTACCTGTGCACCTACTTCCTGGCACCAGAGTGGGCCGAGTTTGCCAAGGTGGTCATCGCCGCGATTACAGCCATTGCCCTGCTGCTGATCGGCACGCTGGCCGCAAAGAAAGTCGCCGCCATCCGCGCCGGTACCTTCGACTCCTACGTGGCCAGCCGACGCTTGTAGGCCATGAATAGCCTGCCCGCGAACTTCTGGGAGCTCCCGACGGTCGCCGTCGTCTGCCTGCTGATCATCGGGGCGCTCGGCTACTACATCATCCGGCAGAACAACCGAGGGGGGCAGGATCGGCGCGACCACGTCGAGTTCATCGAGGGGCTGGTCAACGAGGCCAAGGCGGAGCGGATAGAGGCCAAGGCGGAGCGGGCAACCCAACTGGCAGCCTGGAACCGGCAAAGCGACGCCTGGCGGGAGATGTGCCAGGAGAACACCGAAGCTGTGCGCGGGGTAGCAACTCGCTCCACCAAAGCCATGGAGGAGGTCTGCCAGGCCATCAAACAACTGGACCGCAACGAGCAGCTCCGCTACGACGCCGGACACGCACAACTGTCACGTATCGAGGCCGAGATCCAGCAGCGCATCATCGACGAATACGAGGACAAAGAGTGAGCATTTTTCTACCTCCTTTCTCGGTAGGGCAGGTAGGGGGTGGGCCATAACAGCGCCAAGGATGGTGGGGGCTTTGGTGCAACTAAAAGGGGCAGAATGATGGATGAGGCAGTGAAGGCAGGGCAAACCTTTAGGCTGACGGAGGAGTGCCGTACTGCACTGGAGCACAATAGGAAACGTGAGCAGGAAACCCTAGAGCTACTTGAGGTGCTGACCACCTCGCTATCTGACTATAGGAAGCGGATGGCCGCCACTGTGCTTGAGCACTACCCGCAACTGGAGGGCCACCACTTTAGCGTTCGCTACGACAAGGACGACATCCTGGTGCTGCACCGCGAGGACTACCGCGAAGTGTGGGAGCGCCTGTTTGGTGGGTTGACATACCGCGAAGTGTGGGAGCGCCTGTTTGGTGGGTTGACATGACGGATGGGAAAGTGCATCGCCTGTACTCTAGATATTGTACAATCTGTGGTGGGCACTTTTGGCACAAAAGTAGTACGATGCATGTATGCTCTAAAACGTGCAGCGATGTGTATGTCATAGACGCCGGCGACGAGGCAAGGAGCACGCTTAGAAGGGCCTTACCTAAGGCTCTGGCAACCTGTGGATTTCAATCATATGATCACGCGCATGCATGGTTTGACAATCTGCGCCGCAAAGATACCGATCCTGATGGCGAGGTGTACCTGATACAGCATGGCGATTATGTTAAGATTGGCTTTTCTAGAGACATTGTCCGCAGAATGGAGTATATGCAACCTGGCGCACCACACAAGTATGAACTGATAGCCAGGTTCCCTGGATCCGTCAAGCTAGAGAAAGCCATACACAGACGACTGGAAAAGTCACGCCATCGCTCTGAATGGTTCTTCTATAGTGATGAGGTTGCAGAATTTATACAACTAGTTCATAGCAAGGTTAGGTTGGCTGCGAATGCCTAACGCCATCTCTTTTTTTGCCTTTAGTGGTGCAAGATGGACCAAGAAATTACAAGATCTGACGATGATAATCTAGGCCAGGACAGGCTGGCGCAAGTTCTGGCAAGATTGTCCACGGAGCAGCTTCGCTTCGTTGCCGCCCGCCAGAACTTCGCCACGGACAAAGAGGCCGCCAAGCATGTCGGCATCAAACCTGACACTGTCTACCAGTGGAAGCACAAAGGGATCCCCATCGACGATGCAGTAAAGCTGATCTGCCTGGATGGGATCCTGGCTGGGCGTAAGCTACTCGAGCGAGCTTTTGTGGACGCAGTACAGGTTAAGATCGAGGGTCTTACTAACAAGCGATGGTCTGTGCGGTCAGCATGCTCCAGCGAGATTATGGACCGGGTCGATGGTAAGCCTGTCCAGCGCCAGGAGCTTGGAGGCCCTGGTGGTGCCGAGGTCGCCATCCGCGTCATTGGCGGCCTTACCCTGGAGGACCTCCAGTGAGCAAGCACCTGGGACCATACAAGCTAGGACACTCCGATATGTCGCCTGACGACCCGCACCAGGGCATCTACACCGGGGATGCGCGAGAATTGGCGAGGGCGATACCGGATGAGTCGGTGGACCTGATATTCACCGACCCGGTGTACGACCGGATTGACGACTACCGCTGGCTGGCGGAGACGGCGGTAAGGGCGCTGAAGCCGGATTCGGCATGTTTGGTATGGGTAGCAACGCCGTTGCTACCCGATGTAATCAAGTCAATTAATGGACAATTGACCTGGCGCTGGCAACTTATCCATTATAAACCGGGGCGCGTAGTTGAAAAGTTCGGCGCGGCTGGCTTTTGCAAGTATGAAATCCTGCTATGGTATGACAAGGGAAGGTTGCCTCGCCGCCGCTGGATGGATGTTTTTCAGTCTATGCCGTTTCAGAGCAAGTTGCCGCAATCGTTAAACCATGATTGGTCAAAAGACCCCGATGCGCTTGCAAAAGTAGTTGAACATTTCAGCAAAATTGGGCAGATTCTTTTCGATCCCTTCACTGGGGGCGGCACCGTACCCGCCGTCTGCAAGATGCTAGGCCGCCGCTGGCTGGCCTTCGAGATAGACCCTGGCACGGCAGAGCGGGCGCGGGAGCGGGTGCGGTTGACCCAGCCGCCGCTGTTCGTGCCAGAACCGGAGCAGCTTATGTTTAGCGAGATGGCAACATGAGCCATGAGCTACACCTTGCAGCTGGGCGGCGATCCAGCCGACGCAGACTACACCCTCTACGGCCAAAACCTTGCCGCCGTGCGCTGCCGCGAGCCAGAGGTGATCCTCAGTGGCCCGGCAGACACCGGCAAGACCCTATCCATGCTCATCAAGCTGGACGCCTGCGCAAGCCTCTTCCCCAACAGCTCCATCGTAATCAAGCTGGACGCCTGCGCAAGCCTCTTCCCCAACAGCTCCATCGTAATCCTGCGCAAGAAGCAAGCGGACATCTACAGCACCGTCCTGGTCACCTGGGAGAAGAAGGTGCTACACCCCAGCGCACCAGTGTCAGCCTATGGAGGCGAGCGCCCACAGTGGTACCAGTACGCCAACGGATCGCGGATCTGGATCGCCGGCCTATACGCCAGCAGCGGCAAGAAGGAGATTGCAGGCAAGGTACTCTCCGGCGAGCACGATCTGATGTACGTCAACCAGGCAGAGGAGCTCACCTTGGCCGAGTGGGAGACCCTCGGATCCCGCGTAACAGGACGCGCCGGGAACATACCCTACTCACAGCTGCTAGGCGATTGCAATCCAGCGCATCAATCGCACTGGATCCGCTCGCGCAACAAGGCAGGCAGCCTGGAGCTATACCACAGCACGCACCACGACAACCCGGAGCTGTACGACCAGGCCACCGGCGAGATTACCGAGGAGGGCCAAAAGCGTATCGGACGCCTCAAGCGCATGAGCGGTGTCCGGCTGGCACGCCTCTACCACGGCCTGTGGGTGGCCTGTGGGTAGCACCGGAAGGCGCTATCTACGAGGTATTCGACGAGGACAAGCACAAGGTCAAATCCTTCCCCATCCCGCGCCTGTGGCCGCGTGCAGTAGGTATCGACCCCTACGGAGCGTACACCGCCGCCGTATGGCTGGCCTTCGACCCCGCCGCCAACATCTTGCACTGCTACCGCGAGTACTACGAGCCCTTCGGGGTTACCACTACCGGACATGCACGCGCCATCCTGGAGCGCACCGGGCGCGAAACAATCTTTGCCTGGGTGGGTGGAGGCCCATCCGAGCGCCAGCAGCGGGCCGACTTTGCGGGGGCAGGGATCCCGCTGCTGGCGCCACCCATCAGCGACGTGTGGGTGGGCATCGACCGCGTCCACTCTCTGCTGAGCGAGTTTGCCCTGGTCATCCACGACACCTGCCCCCAACTGCTGTCCGAGATTGGCGACTACCGGCGCAGGCTGAAGGATGGCGAGCCCACTGCGACGATAGAAGACAAGGAGAAGTATCACCTCTGCCTGACGGGAGATACTATGGTCACAGTTAGGGGCGGGAAGAAGCCACTCAGTAGAGTGCAAGTTGACGATGAAGTTTTGACGCGCCAAGGCTATCACCAGGTACGAGTCTCTGCCTGTACGAGCCTTGCTGCTAAGGTATACGAGGTTCAGTTGTCGAACGGTAAGGCGCTTCGAGGAACCGCAGATCATCCAGTGTGGGTAAAAGGTCGTGGCTTTGTTAGCTTGCGAACGCTCCGATACTATGATATAATAGAGTCGGAGGGACCATGGTTGCAAAACGAGGACCACGAGAAAAGATGTGGGCCTACGGTAAGAGTTGGGGACGATACCCAGAGGCAAAGCATATCACCGATCGCTACTTCAGGGCCTGGATCCCTCTCCATGTCTATGTCTGGGAGATGCACCATCGCTGCTCGGTTCCTGATGGCTATGTCATCCATCATATCGACGGTGACCCGATCAATAACGACATCGAAAACCTGGTGGCAATGCCTGCCTCTGAGCACATGCGGCTCCACGTATCAGAGCGCTACGACATTGACCGTCTCCGTGAGCTTGCGGAGATCGGACGTGAAGCAGCAAAGGCTTGGCATGGCACTCCAGAAGGTAAGCAGTTCCATCAAACACTGGGCAAGCTCGTCTGGGAAAAGGCTTACGAGGTTACAAAGACCTGTGAGCAGTGTGGGGAAGAGTACACTACCTGGAATATCACAGAGTGCCGCTCCCGCTTCTGCTCCAACGCTTGTAAAGCTGCCTGGCGACGTCAATCAGGCACAGATGATGAGGAGCGCATCTGTGCCTACTGCGAGCAATTGTTCACAGTCAACAAGTACAGCCGAGTCACTCACTGCTCCCGTTCGTGTGCTCAGCGTCACCGCTTTGACCCGGAAAGAACCTGTCTACAATCTGGAGATTGAGGGGGCTCACGAGTTCTTTGCTAATGGTATCTTGGTAAGCAACTGCGACGCCCTACGCTACATCATCGCCTTCCTCATGGAGCCACAGCAGCGN